ACGATTGAAGGGTGGTAGGTCGGGATGACCTTGGGTTTGTAGGGAAGGGTTAAAGGAAGGTCAGTTTGCAAAACGCTGCCCCGCCACGACATGATGCCCCAGTTTCCNGTCAAGGCCCACAATGCGACGTTGCCAAGGGCGATGATGACATCGGGCTGACACATTTCGATTTCCCGCTTCAGTCGCTCGATCCCTTCCCATACAACAGGCAGGCACATTTTGTCACGGACCATTGCGTGCTGAGGGGTGATGTCGGCCTTGCGTGCCGCTATAAAGGATTCGATGTTGTTAGCTGGGGGGCGGATACCGATCACAAGCGTGGTGAAGCACGAGGACTTGAAAAGCCCAGCCTCCCGCATCATCTTGTCGAGTTCTTCCCCGCTGTAACCTGCAAAGGGGAGTCCTGCTTTTTCATCCTGCATCGAAGGGTATTCCCCCACGATCATGATTTTTGAAGGACAAGGTCCTGTTGGATGGATTGCCATAAAGAGTCCTTTTAGTTATTGGCCAGGGCTAACGCCGCCCTGTGAAGACGGGCGTTGAACCAGCGCCGAATGACGTAAGACCGCGCAAGGCTTATCAGGGTATAGATTCCCCCGATGGCGAAGTTTTGACTGACACTGACATTAAATCCAAAGAGCGGTAGGACGAGCCAGTTTGCTCCGAAGGACACTCCGAAGCCGATGATGATGTTGAATCCGGCTTCGTAAAAAGAGCCGAGTCGAGATTGCTGCATTGAAGTTCCTTGTTGTGAAGGCCAGCCCAAAAGAGCATGGCGAGGAAGCGTCCAGAGTGCTCCGCCCTGAAATGCTGCCAGCGGTAGAACAGCATTACATGGGCGTTGTGCAAAGGTGCGGAAGGCATCAGAACATTCCGGGGGTTTCCATGGCCTTCATGGACTGGAGGCGCTTGAGGCTCAGGGCGTAGTATTCCGGAGCGAATTCGATTCCGACGGCTTCGCATTGAAAGCCATTGGCAGCCTCGAAGATCGGTCCAGTGCCGCAAAAAGAGTCCAGGACCTTGTCGCCGGGACGGACGCTGCGCTGGAGGAGGTTGGCGATGGCGGCCACAGGCTTCTGTGCCCCGTGGCCAAGGTTCTCGTCGCCGCTAACGCTCAACACATCAGGGTAGATGTGGGTGATCGGCTTTTTCCCCTTGATAGCGTAGAGGATGGTTTCGTACTGGCGGCGTGGGCCTTGATCCGGCAAGGGGACACGACCGGAGCCGACCTTGTGCAAGATCAGCGGAGTCCGGAAAACATACCAGCCGACGGCTTGAAGCAGAGCCTTCAGCTCGTGGAAGTTGTCGAAATCGCAAAAGGCATAGAGGTGGGCCTGGGGCTTTGTAACGGCGAAGGTCAGGGGGACCCACTGGCGCATGAGGGTTCGCCAGGACGCAAGGGAGTCATCATAGTGGTGTTCGATGCCAGTCATCTTGCCTCCCGCATCGCCGAAGCTTTCAGCTCCCATGCCGTAGGGCGGGTCAGTGCAAATCACATCGAACACGCCGAGCCACTTCGGGTCAGCAAGCTCCGCGAGGCAGTCCCCATTGAGCAGGGTGTGGTTGGAGCTGGAAAAGGTCGCGCCGACAGTCAGAGCCAGTTCAACGTTCTTGGCGGTTTCTTCCTGGCGCTTGAGGATTTTGAAAGCCTCTTCAGAGCTCTTGGCCTTGGCGACCTCGGGGTTGGACAAGTGTCGGGAGACCAAGATCTCTTTACGAACCGCATCCTGAAAGGAGCCGTCCTTGCGCCCCGAGAGTTCAAGGGCGGTGTCGGCGACGGTGTGGGGGCGAAGGGCCTCCGGGGGCAGGACTTGCCCATTGGCCGCTGCAGTTTCAACCCGGTCTTGTTGCTGCGCCACACGGAGGTTGTGGAGCTTGGCCACGGCGGCAGCGTGCTCTTGCCAGGTCAGGTCCTTGCGCCGCAAGTTTTCGTCGAGTTCGGCTTCCTCGGCTTCCAGTGGGGAGAGTTCCCCCAGGGTGACATAAGGTATCATGTCTTCCGGCACGACCTGGTTGTTGTAGCGGAGTTCAGTGCCGAGCAGTCGCATATCGTCAATGATCTTGATCCGGGTTTCGCCTGCAACAAGGACCAAGGAGCCGTTAAGCTCCCGCACGACTGGTGCGTGGAGCAGGCCATTGGTTTCGATTGAGGCCCGCAGGTCTTCCATCGCCTGGGGGTCGAACTCTTGGCGTTGGCGCCCGGACGTGATGACTAACTCTGANCNTTTGCAATACTGGTTCATTACTTGGTTCCTTTTAANGGTGGGTGAAANNGNNCGGGATTGTGGGGGAAAATATGGCTCGGAATGGNGGCACGGATAGGGCAAATCGGGCGCGNGTTGGGTTTGTTTTCACGGTTAATACCATTGTGGCATGATGCCCAAAAAACGGCTCTAATCGTACCTACTTAATCCCTTTCCAAGGTGTAAAAAACCTTCGAAGGTCACTGCACCAAAAAACCGCCCAGGGAGACAAAAGCGGCTGGCAACCGGCTGCAGCAACATGGTTCTTCGAAGGAACAAAGAAAAAGGCCAGAACGAATGGTCCTGGCCCTTGCCTTTGTTTACTGGGGCTTGTGGCCCCAATACGCAATGCGTTAGGCCTTGGCCACACCCTTGACGTCAGCGAAAATGTCTTCACCGACGATGCGGTGTTCGACCTTGATCTTGGCCATGCGGCCCATCAACATACTGAAGGCGAACGGTTTGCCGGGCTGGTTCAAATCGCAGGCTTCGCGCAGACGGCCCATCGAGACGTTTTTGCCCTTGCCCATGTCGAGGCCACCAGCATCGGTGAGGTCGAGCATGATGCCCTGTTTCACAGTGACTTTTTCGCGGCCCAAGTCGGAGAGGACTTGTTGGTCTTGCACCGACCAGACGAGGTCCAAGGCCAGGCCGGCTTTGCTAGAGTCGGTCTTGGACTGCCACGGGCGGACCTTGACATCGTCGACAGTTGCCAGAAACTCGCCCACGGGCACCGGAATGACCTTGGTGTCATTGCTCTCGGTGACTTGCATATCCAGGAATTGGTTGGGGTCAAACATTTAAATGCTCCAGTTTAAAAAGAAAAGTTAAGCGGAATTGCTAAACTGCTAACGGCGCGGGGCCACCTCGCTGCACTAAGCGCCATCGTGCGGTGGAATACGGATTTTAGATAGGCTGGCCAAGCCTGTCAATAGGTTTCGGAAAAGTTGTTTAGGAAAGGGCTGCGCGAGCCTTCCATTTAACAATGACCGGCGCAAAGGAGGCTGGATTGTCCCCTCGGATCGGCAGGTTGCGGGTTTTGACGTCAGCCAGGGCCGAGGCTGTGTCCCACTTCCAATCAGTCCCACTGCGGACAGTGAAGATGACATCACTGAACATCGGTGGGATTTTCGGGGCCAAGGCGCGGCCGAGGGTCGACACAGTGATCTTGACACCGCCCAGAACTTGGTCCGTTTCGCGCTCGACGTGGGCCAGGAGGACAAAGTGGCACCGACACCCGTCGCAGATCTGTCGCAAAAGCTTTTCGAGCTGGTCTTGCGCGATGCCCCAGTCGGACTGGCTCTTAACAGCCTTGCCACCAATAACCAGGGACATTGCGCACCGCCCGAGGCCTGCCATGCCGTCGATCACCAAGGCCCGAGAAGGCCCCCAAGAGTCAACGGCGCCGAAGGCCTTGCCAGTCCGGTCATCCTTAAAGTCGTTCAAACATTCCAGGAGCTTGATGAACTGGTTGTGCTTGGACTTGTTCGGATCGGCCATCTTTGCGAGGGCGTCAAGGCTGAGGGTGTTGATCTTGCGGGCGTCTTCGGCCATTGCAAGGAACCCGGCCTCGGCCTGCTTGAGCGTGTGCCAGTGGAGGTTTTCGGGCACCTTCAACCCCCGGTCGGTCCAGTAGCCGAAAAGGCTTTCCATCCCGCTTTCAAGGGCAAGGTAGAAAACCTCGATGCCAGCATCAACGAGCGTACCAATCGAGTGAGTTTTCCCTGTCCCCGCGGGACCCATCAGTAGGACATTCACCCCCGGAAGGGAGGACTGGTCCAGAGAGGTTGACGGCTGTACCTGGGCTGCTGTTGTTTCCATTTTCTTCATCTTTCTCTACTTCATCGAGTAGCATATAATAAAACACAAGTTGCATTGTGGTCGGCGACCCAGTGCGCTCATAGACTGCCGCGAAGCGTTCCGCGGCTTCGGCTGGTGTGCCCTTAGTAGGTCTTGCCATGTTTGTGCTCCCGCGACAGATTGAACTGGCTTTTTGCAATCACGGCCTCGGCCAAGCGCAAACCGTGAAAAGCTGAAAAGTCCAGGATGCGGATGACGGTGTCTGCGAGTTCTTCTTCGATGCCGGTAAAATCAGGGATGTGCTCGGATTCGCTGATGTTTTTGCGGTCGGCTTCCAAGGCCTCGCTCAACTCGCTGTGCATGAGTGCGATCTTTTCGCCGGTGTTGTCGCTTTCCCAAAACCCCTGAGCGTGCATGTGGGAGTTTATGAGCTTCGCCACGGTGTCGAATGAGGCGATGAAGGCGGCGCTGCTGACCTCCAAGAAGGCGCTGCGTTCGCGTGAGGCCTGGGACTGGGCTTCGGCCTTTTCCTTTTTCTCGGTTTCAACCGCATCGCACATCTGGTTGATGGCGCGCTTGACAGCCTTTACCTTCGCGCTGCTTTTTGCATTAAAAGTGCTCATTTTCCGTTCCTTGAATAAAATTCCACCAGAGGTCTAGTTCCCTACGCAAAGCCCCCTCCGTTAAGGCCTCGCTGAATTCGGCAAGCCACGAAAGAAACAAGGTTCCTCCGGGCTGGCTGTAATGTTGCGGGTGCTTACGACACCCGGCACGGTAGGCAAGCCAAGCCGTGGTGGTTCCGTCGGGGAAGGTTATCGGCGCCTTCGCCCAAACGTCGCCACACTGCGGGCAATAGAACTGCAAGCTTAATGGGGCTTGGAGTTCCCCGCCGTGCAGCTCTTTCTTGCGCCATGTTTCTCCAAGGTGCTTGCCTTCGATGAACAAAAGCTGGCGATACATGGCGGGTATTACTCACCGGTAACGGTAGCCGCATAAATCTCAGTCGCATAGCCCCATTCGTTATGCCACTCTTCCAGGGTCTTTTGCTTCCGCATCAAGGGGTCCCAGACCCGTTGCTCGAAGTACATCGGGAGCCAGGACTCGGGGGAGTCGGACTTGCAGACCCGGATCATGCTGCACCCGCCATACTCACCGCAGGCACCATCAATGGCGTAGTCCCAATAGCCTTCGCGCCAGCACTCAATCATCCGCTTGAGGTCCCGCAGGGTCTGATCATGCCAGCGCTTGATTTCATATGGGCTACGGTAGGTCAGGACCTGTTGCGTGTCGTACTTGGTCTTGAGGATGCTGACGCCGCGCACA